TCGGTCTCCGCGTTGGCGCCCGTGGTGAAGGGGCTCGCATTTGTCACCGCATCGACGTAGGTGATCGCCTGGCTAAGCGTATTTATGGCCCCGGCAGTGGCGTTGCCCTGGCTGCCTGCGTTGACGGCCTTCACTGTAACGGTTACGCTTGAATTTCCGCCCACGATTACATAACCGTTCAGGCCCGCGCTGTAGGCGGGATTGGTCGTATCGAGAGTGACGGCATACTGCTGAGTGCCATCGCTTGTTTGGACCTGGGCGCCGACGGGCACGACCGCCTGCTGAGTAGGGGTAAACCTGGAAAAAGTCGCCTGCCCTGTGGCGTAGGCTGCCGGGAGCCGCGTAAATCCATAATCGGCAAGCCAGGAATCGAGATCGCTCTTGTTCGACGTCGCCGCCCTGGTGAGGGCCGCAACCTGGAGGACGAGGGCCTGCAGCCACATTACGACGGCCGCGTTCGCTTCCATTATCGCCCGGATAATCGACCCGACCGTAAAGTCAACGAGCGCCTTAGCCGCGCCCTGGACCGCGGCCGCCGCGTTCCGGATTATTTGAGTGAAGGTTTGGGTATTAAGAGGCAAAATCAATTCTCCATTCAAAAATTTAGGAATTTAAGAATTTAGGAATTTAGGAATTGGTTTTTAATCCCTCAATTCTTCAATTCCCCAATGCCTCAATTTTATAATTCCTCAATCGTTTTCCACGTTAAAGCTCAACACAATCGGCGTGCCCGTTGGCGCGTCCACATATTGGATCCAGACCCACAACGAAAAATCCGGAAGCTGCGTTATGCTCACAACCGGAGGCGGCGAAGGCGCAACTACAGCCTCTTGGAGTATCTGGCTCGATGCAATCCCATTGATCTTATCGAGCATATCCTTGCTCTGCGGCTGGCCCACGTATTGCGGCAGCCCGAGTCCATAGCTTGGGTCGAAAATATAATCGCCCGGGTTGGTCATGAGGCGTCTCAATATCCGCTGCTTGCCGCGTTCCGTGCCCGTCACGGCCTGAAGATCCCCGCTATTTGATGCCTCCAGGTCCGTCGACCAGATCTGGTAGAGATCGCTTAGAAGTTGTTGGGCCATAGCTCGCGATGCTCGCAGTTTTTAGTTATTAGTTGTTAGTTTTGAGTAATTATTAGAAACTCAAAACTGGGCACTCACAAAAGATCGTGCCCGGACTTGAATCGTTGAACCACGTTAGCAACGCCAAGCCCGGACCTGAACGCAGTGAGGGTCCACTCAAAACTCTTATGCTACGGGCGGCCCGGTATCCCCACCGCCCAGCGTGCCGCCAGTATGCACATGATTCACAAGACTTATCCCGGCGACCGTGATATCACCCCCGGCTGCCGTGAGATTGATATTGCCGGTAACCGTAATCGTTGCGTTGCCCTGGATCGCTACGTCCAGGTTCGTCCCGACGTTCAGGTCGGCTTCCTTGTTGGCGGTGATAATCAATTTATTCTGTACGGGACTCCACCGGATCATATTGCCGGCTTTGTCCTGAAGGAGGATTTCACCGCTTTGGACGGCGTTGGGACTCTTTATCGGCACTTCGACATTATTGAAAAAGAATTTGCTTATTCTGCCGTTGTCCTTGTCCCCGTCCGCGAAAGTGACCGAAACCGCCTGCCCGATCTCCGGGCCGAAATAGGCGCCGTATCCGTTTCCAACAAAAACGGACGGCAGCGGGATCCAGCCTGTTTCGTAGCCGTCCGGCTGGATCATTACCTTGACCGCATAGGCATTGGGGTCATAAGACGTGATCGTGCCGTCTTTTTCTCCAGCCAGGGTCCCGGCCGCCAGCAGCGCCTGCCTGCGCATGGCATCGTTTAGATCGCCGGCATTTTTCAATAAAAACTCCAATTTAGGAATTTAAGAATTCAGGAATTAGGCACCTCAATTCCTTAATTGCTTTTCAATTCCTCAATTCCTCAATCCTTCAATCATGAATCCGTTTCCATTTCCGGAGCGTGGTTCTTGGCTTCCAGGTCCATCGTATATCCTTCGGGGCCCATGCGCCTCGAGACAGTCACCGGCCAGTATGTTTGATCGTAAGCAGTGCCCGTTCCGCTCACCTGGACAAGCACCCGCGTATTTAAAAGATTATCTCCCGGCAGGGTCGCGCTGAGTGTCATCTCGTTTTGGATGATGCCCTTCAGCCGTTCTTTCGCCCGCGTGTTCGCCTGGGCCTGTGAGAGACCCGGTTCATTGTACAAGTAATTGAGCGTTCCGACTGCGTTCGGCCTCGTCGCCGTAGCCTGGCCGGTCATTTTTGCCTTCATTTTCGAGTTCCAGGAGCGGATGGTTACCTGGGTATTTTTTTGCGAAAGCATATTATTGCGTGTGAAGCGAAGCCGCATGGCGTTTGCCTGCGGGAAACCCTGCCGGGCGCTCCTGGGGAGCCACTGGATCAGATAGATGCCCGTGTCTGAACTGTCCTGCGACTTGAAGCGCAGGGTGTTCCCATCCACCCAGACGTTATAGCCGTAATCATCCGCGAGCTCGGATAGGAGGTCCCATTCGCTCGATGCGTTGTTCAGCCGGGCGTAATCTATTTCGTAAAACGTCCCGTCCAAACCGCCCGTACTATCGACGTCCGGAGTAAGGCCGTGGCGGCCGGCAATCGTTGTCGCGATCTGCGACGCCGTCTGGTTTAAAAAATTCTCGCTGGTCTTCGTGTCGATCATTTCCGACGTGAGGTCCCGGCCGGAAAGCTCGATTATATTTTGCTCCGGATCGTATGATTGCCGGTCGCAGTTGCCGAGTATCAAACTCGTCAGCTCGGCGGCGGAGAAGCTGTTCGGATTTTGAGGAAATCCGGCGAATATCTGCACCTGGATTTTGCCCTGAGCCGTCAGCCAGCCGGCGTTTTGGCTCGCGGGGAGCTTCCCGCAGGCGTAAGTCACCCGGAAGGTGTCTGCTTGCCGGTGGGTATTATTATTCACGTCCCACTCGACCCAGCCGGGCAGCGCCGCCCCGTTCACCTGGACAATGGCCCGAGGCAGCCGGAGGGCGTTTTTCAATGGGACCGGATTTATCGCTGACATTCAAGATCCTTTTCACCACGAAGAACACGAAGAGCACGAAGAGTTCCCGTCGCGAGGCGATAGAACCAAAAGGAATTATTTTTTTTATGTGTTCCCACTTTTGCTTTCCTTCGTGCGCCTTCACCGCGCTTCGCTCCCTCTTCGTGGTGAATGCTTTAGCTTTCCAGCACTCCATCGTTCGTATCGGACACGCTTGGCACAGTCAAATTCGCGATCCCCTGGATGACCGGATCGACCAGGGCGTTTGCCGCCGCGATCGTGCTCCAGGCCTGTGCCTGCCCGTATGTGGCTGCCGCCAGGGAGAAAAGATCACCTCCAGCCATAAGCACCAGCGCGCTCGTCTGCGATACGGCCCCGACGTTCGCCTGTATTCTGCCGAGCATCCCCGCAAGCGATACGAGCGCCTGCATTTGATTCATGGCCGTTATCGCCGCCGCAATGGCCGCCGAGGTCACAAGAGGAAGCGTCCCCGCCGCTGCGATCCCGGTATTCGCCCCGATCGCTGCTTCGGCTGTAACCTGGAGGGCAATCACACGCGCCTGCACGGCGGCAAGCGACTGAGTGACAACCGCCGCGGCGCTCGCGGCAAGGTTCACAAAGCTGGCCACGCCGGCGACTGCCGTCTGAAACGTGCCCCAAAGCCCGGTCAGGACCGAATCGTTCACAACGGCCACCTGGGCCGTGGCCGTCGTCATGTCCGCAGAAATCTGATCGTCAAGCCCCGTATTTTGAACCTGGGGCACGGGGGCCGAGAGGTTATCGACAACAATGCACCGGATCCGGTAAGGGATCTGGTAAAATCGCTGATATGCGGGATGAAATTCTTCGATTGTCACCGAATAGGCAAGCCTTCCCCAGGTAAGAGAAAGGGCATTTCCCTGCACGCGCAGATAATCGAGATGAAGCGCCCGGTCCATCGCGTCCGGCCCCTGGATGAGGCCGTTCCAATCGAGGTCCTTTTCGCGCCGGCCGAGAGCATCCACCTGGCGCCCGCCGCCGATTAGCTCATGTACTGCGAGCCTTTGCTGGCCTCCGAAGATGATTTCTTCCGGGATTTCCATGTCCCGAAAGATAAAATCTCCAAGCTGCAAAGTCGTATCAGGCATCAAAAGAACCTTTCACGCGAAGACGCGAAGACGCGAAGGGAAATAGCATCCCATTAAAAACTCCACCCATACTTCAGCCATTTTTCAGTACTTGTATAATTCAAGTGACGAATAGCCTCTTCTACTGTTTCGCCAAATCGACGCGTCCGAATATAGGTTTGCACATTGGGATATTTCGCCCTGTTCTCTGGATGCCCCCAGATGTCGGGTGGGTATTCATTTCTCAGAACTGCAAAATCGAAGTCATAACCCTTTGCGACCGCTGATGGATATCGCCCGCAGATATCCAAGACAATTGGATATCCAAGGCCATCCCAAGATCCGACTTCCAGTACAATTGGTGAGCCTAATGGTCCTGGATAAGGATGGTGGCCGATGTAATCGACGGCCTCTCCGACATTTACATATGGCATGCGTGTCGCAGAAAAAGCGGAGACGGGAATTTGAGCTGCCACCGTTGCGGCAGCCAAAGCTTTTAAAAATTGCCGTCTTGTTATGTCCACCCCTGCTCCCTTCGTGCTCTTCGTATCCTTCGTGGTGGATCTCTTCTCAACCCAGGCCAACGGTCGGCGCGCCGTACGTATAATCCGGATAGCCGCCGCCGAGCGCCCTGGTCGATTCCTTCACCTGGTGGTCGGTTACCGCCTCGGCCACCTTTCGCCCATCGATGTTTATCGTACTATGCACCTGCACGCTCTGGCTGCCGCCGCCGCGCGTATAGTTGCTCGCGTAGCTTTTGCCGGTGGCCAGGCTGCTGTGCTCGTCCGGATGGGCGCCCCTGATTGTCGCATCAGGCGGACCTCCGGACCGGTGCGGACCGGTATGCCATGTCTGCCCCAGATCGCGCTTCGTCTGGTCCCACCAATTGCCGAAGGCTGCCTGATCGCGGCGCCACTTCGCCTGCACCTTGTCCCAATTCGAATAAATGGCGACCGCCGCAGCCCCCAGGGCCACAAGCGCTCCCACTATGGCAAGAACAGGCGCGGCCACGGTCCCGGCCGTCCCAGCCAGGAGACCCAGCGCCCCGGTCACTCCTCCCAGGTATTTCAGGAGGGCCAGTCCCATGAGGACTTTCCCGAAGATCACGAGCGCCCCGCCGAGTCCGCCGAGAGTGTAAACGATCAGTCTTGCCTGGGCCGACACTTCCGGGCCGCCTTTGCCCAGGTGTTCGATCAGTTCCGCCAGGCGCGCATTGAAAAAGCTGAGGCCTTTTCCCACTTCCGGGAGCGTCTTTTCACCCAGGAGCGTGAGGATGCTCTTCATGTTCGTCTGCGCGTTGATCGCCTTCTGCCATACGGATTCATCGGCGAATTTGCCTTGAATTTCGGCGTTTCCGGGCAGCATTTTGAATTCCTGCAGGAGCGATTTCATCTGCTCCAGCGCTGCCGGGTTAGACAAGAGAGAAGCAATTCTGCCGCCTTGCACGCCGAAAGCGTGTTGAAAATTCTTCATGATATCCTGGCGGGCGATGGCTTCGGACTTGGTCGCAAACTCGCGTCCGAGGTACGTGCTGAGCTGCATCATCCATTTTTCGACGCTGAATTTGCCTTTATCGAATATTGTCGAATGGCCGCTTTCATCGATAAATCCCATTGCGGCCAGTGCTTCGGCGCTCTTGCCTCGGAGCAGCCCGGAGCCGAAAACGCCCGGGATCGTCCGCGTCATGGCGGCAAGAAGATTGGTTCCGCCTCTCGATCCCGCAAAGCCCATCCGGTTTAAGAGCGCCGTCATGAGGACTATCTGATCGTCGCTTATGCCGAGCGCCGTCTTGCCGACCCCCTGGGAGTATTTGAGAGCGTGCCCGACTTCGGTGAGGCTGCCCGGCGTAATAAGCGAAGCGCGGGTGAGAAGATCGAGATATTTCGTCAATTCCGCCGGCGTATAATGCTGCGCCGTATGCGCCAGGCGCACGGCCTCGACAACCGACTGCTGGGGAGGCATCCCTTTGAGCACATATTGTGCATCGGCGAACTTTGCAAAAACGGGGATGAGGTCCGTGATTTGAGATACGGTGAGTTTATTGCTCGTGGCCAGGGTTTTCGCCATCTGAGCGACCTGGACGTTGGAAAAGGTCGTAACGCCGGTCACCTTCATAATGGCCGCCTCGAGGCGAGTCATTTCACCTACGCTGCCCTTGGTGACCGCTTGGATCCCGATCATCTGCCGTTGCAGTTCGGCCGCGCTCGATACGGCGGATTTAAAGCCGTGCACCATCTTGGTCCCGAAGTTCTCGATCATGCGGCCGGCCATCATCTGCGCGAATACATTGCCTATCTTCTGCACCTGGCCGCTCAGGCCGGTGAGCTGCCCGGATATGGTCATGAGACCGGGAGAGACCTGGTTTTTGAGGCCTATCGTGACCATTACCTGGTACGCTGTAGGCAATTTAAATTCTCCATTTAGGAATTTGGGGATTTAGGAATGAACCCTCACTTCATTCGGATTCGCGTTGAACATTTCAACCCATGTGAAGCGATTTAAGTTTGGCGTCCGATCTTTTGTGAGGACGCAATTCCTCAATCCCTCAATTCCTCAATTATTTTATCTTGCTAAGCAAAGACACCCCAATCGCCAGGCCGATCATGAGAAAAAACGTCGCGCCAACTCCAAGCGTGCACAAGGGCAGTGTAATCATTTCACCCATCACCCATTACCCGGCTCCTAAAAGGACCAATCATATCCAAGGGTCGAGTGGGCCTCGACCATGCGCGAGAGCGTAGCAATAGTTCCGTCCGGCAACGTCTTCGTCAGCGTCTCTCTTATAAATCCGCCCGTTGCCGCGTGGCCTAATATGGCATCGATATTTTTGAGATTATTCATTAGCGCCGGCCCCAGGACTGGGCGCATGGGCATCTTGCTCGTGCCGAATTCATGATAAACCATGACTTCGCTGTCTGAGCCGATAGTGGCTATATCGTTTTCCACTTCGTGGCTGATCGAGTCCCGGAGCGCTCCCGTGCGCCAGAGCGGATTGTCCGGAGGTGAGTATCCGAGTTTTTCTTTCTGCTCCAGCGTGCTTTCGGCAAGCGGCGCCCAGGCCGGAAAAGGATATGCTTCCGGCTGATATTCGCCGATTTCGGCTTTGGCAGTCTGCTCCACAATCTGCGCGCAAAGCTCCAGGCCCAAGTGCGATTGCTTGCCCTTCTCCGCGCAGTGGGTGAGGTAAACGGCAAATCCTTCCAGATCAAAAACTTCCATTATGCAAAGCCTTTCTCACCACGAAGAGCACGAAGAACACGAAGAAAATATAGAATCACCACTTTGGCGATAAAGAGCTGCTCCGATCGAGCGACCTGGTGATGCTTTTTTGAAGAAGTTTTCCCACTTTTGCCTTTCCTTTGTGCTCTTCACCGCGCTGCGCTCCTCCTTCGTGGTGAAATATCATTCGCCCGCTGGCGGCTTAACGAAATCCA